TGCAACCAGTTCGCGATCAACTCGCCCGCATCAAATCGATGCTCTAGAAGGAGACATCAGATGAAGACCAAATTTATGGCAAGTCCCGCCATTGTGACGCGGGGCATGTACCTGAAGAAGGAAGCCCCAGTCGACAAGAAAGCGGCTGAGGAGGCTCTTGCTCTTCTGAGCAAGGAGCTCGGCGACATCACTGGTCTGCTGACCAAGAATCGGTCGGAGACTGAGCAGCAGTACAAGGACCTGACGAACCACTTCGGTACCGTCAAGGCCGATAGCGACGAACTGAAGAAGACGGTTCTGAAGCACGCCGAAGAATACGCCGCCCTCGTGGCGCAGCAGCAGGCCCTCACCCAGGCTCTCGACCAGGTGAAGAAGGAACTTGATGCTCCGATCATCAAAGGCGGGAATGACCTTGTCGAGTCTGATCGCAAGGCTGGCGTCGAGTGTCAAAAGCGCGCTCATATTTTCAAGGGCGGCTCGGAAGACGACTTCAAGCCCGACATGAACAATCTGATCGACGCGAGCGCCTATCGTTCCGCCGTTCGGAAGATGATGCAGGTCGGCATCGAGTCGAAACAGAAGGTCGTTCGTTCACTGAGTGAGATCGAGCGCAAGGCATTCGAAGCGTCGTCTCTCGACAGTGCGTTCTTCTCGCCCGAGCTGCTCGGGATCGAGGTGAACTGTATTATCGAGTGCGCTGAGCTGCTGGATCTCTACGGTAGTGTGACGGTCAGCAAGTCGCAGTTCATGTACCCGCAGGTTATGGACTACGGTCAGATCGGCAAGTACGATTGCGATGCGAAGTGCGACGCCGAATACGGGCCGGAAGGCAATATCCAGTTCAAGTCGGGCGCGGTGTCCGATTTCCGCGGCGTGTTCTGTTTCCAGCGCAAGGTGCTCCAGGAGGCCAACTATCCGCTTCTGGATTTCATGTTCCGTGCGGCGGCGCGTTCCTATCGCATCAATCGCAACCGCGCGCTGATGGTGGGCGACGGCATCAACGAGCCGCTCGGCTGGTTGAATGCTCAGTGCTTCACCAAGATGTCGACATCGGTCCCGGCGGCTTTCAATCACATTGACTTCCGCCTGTTCTATGCCAGTTCGCCCGTCGAGTACGGACCCGTCACCGCTGTGATGCACCAGAACATGTTTGCGTATCTGGCAGCGCAGGTTGACAGCAACGGACGCTTTATCTTCGGTGACGGTCTGATGACCTACTCTCCGAACGATGTGCGCGAGAACATCCGCATTTCCAACTGTCTGCCGGATCCGACCGCAGGCCTGACCAAGGGTTCTGCTGCCAATCCGTTTACCGCTGGCGACTTCCTTGTCGCTGCCGGCAGCTGGTCTCAGGCTTACTATATGGTAAACAAGCGTTCGCTGTGGATGGAGCAGTGGGAAGGTCAGTCCACCGCGTGGTGCGTCAAATACGTCTTCGGTGCCGAAGACGGCGGCTTCACTGCTTGCTGCCCCGCCGCCCGGATCCTCACCGTCGGGTGATCCCAACTTACCGTTGAGTGTTATCCATACCATTGGGTGACATCAATCAGGAGGTTACGATGGCTAAAGAAGCTAAGGTCAGTGAGGGGCAGGTCACGGAAGTGAAACGTGAGGTTCCTCCGGTCCGCTGGAACCAGACCGTAAACGCCGGTTGGCACATCTCGAATGAGACGTTTCGACGGGTGGCTCATACGGGAGAGTTCTCACCCAAGAAGACAGCGGAGCCGAAGGCTGCTTCGCCGAAGGCTGCTGCTCCGTCCGCCTAATCAAGTCAACTCGCAGAGGTTCTCATGAATATCAATGTGGCGAGCCAGAACAACGGCATCGTTGCCTGGACTGGAACGGCGGGTCGTCCAATCGACATCCGTCAACATATCAACTTCGCGTTTACCTTCGAGACAACGGCGGATCTTGCTGCCGATGCAGTCTTCAAGGCTCAGTCGGCTCCTGCCAGTGATGCGGATCCTTGCGTTCCCGGTGCATTCACCGACGTGCCGGAGACGCTTACCTGCATGCAATTCGGTCCGCCGGATCCGACCACCGGATTCGTTATCCCGTCCGGAACCAAGAAGGGAACCATCTGTACGGCTACCCTTCCGTGCCGGCCGGACGCCTTCATTCAACTGGTCGGAACCGGAGCAGCGACAGTTCTTGCTGTGGCTGTTCTCGGAGGTCCCCGCTAAGGAGCTGCCATGAACTTGAATATCGCTTCTCAGCATCAAGGGCTTATCGCCTGGTCCGCTCTTGCTGGACCAGTCAACCCTGGAATTGATATCAGACAACATAACGGGTTCTCGTTTACCTTCAATGTTGATTCTGATATCACTGCCGATGCTGTGTTTGAGGTCAGGTCAGCACCTCCTCTCCCTACAGACAACTGTATGGGAGACGTTGCCAATGCTTCCGACATTCCGGAAGTTATGATGTGTGCGATGCCAGGACAGATAGCTGCCCCGAAGTCTCAGATCATCTTTCCTGTCGGGACAAAGGCGGGTACGGTCTGCACGGCTACCATTCCCTGTAGACCAGACGCCTTTGTTAAGGTATTTGCGGTCAGTGGAGATACTGGTCGCATTACCGTTATTGCTGTTCTCTCCGGTCCCAGGTGAGACGAACTGCTACCAAGGCGGTGAAGGTGCAGCCGGGCGATCAGATAGTCGTCCGAGCTGCTCTTCCTCCCGATACAGGTCTCGCACGTTTGTATGTCTGGGCAAGAGAATTCGGGTGCGGTCAATTTTCTCCTTACGTTCTTGATACCAATGCTGTTGCTCTTAATGGCCGGCCTACGATGCTTCCGACGTTAAGCATGAGATTGGTTTCGCAACGTCCTGAGCATACGATCAGTTTTATGTCTGATATAAAAGGTCAGATTGTTATTGTTCAAGAAGTTGATACTTTAGATGATAAGCTTGCTGAAGTGAAGCTCGATCTCTATATGGCTACCAGGTCTAGACTAAATCGATTCAAACGGAGACTGACCGAATGGCCGAAGACAGTGACACTCTGACGGTTCGTATGCTTCGCGTCAGTGGAAAGAACAAAGAGACTCAGTGGTTCGAGTATCGACCCTCGTTTCGCGTTGATATTGTACGGATCGAATGGGAACTCGACACAATGGTTGTTGAGCTTGATACTGCTATTGCTGACTACTTGCTGCGTGCGGGTTATGCTGCACCCCTTCCCCAGGGTTCGGCCCCTCCTTCAGTACCCGCAGAGCCAATATCCCAGGCAGCGCCCCCGGCAGCGCCTGTTTCTCTTCCTTGGAAACCAACAATCGAAGAGCCCGGCACTGAAACAGCGGAGACACCACCGCCCGCACCGTCGTGGCTCAAATCTGCCGGTGGCTCATAGAGGAGGAATCAATGATTCCGGTTACTTGTCGTCCGGGTTGCGGCCCCGGGACTTCGACTGCTCTTGCCGCACCGCCCTGTTTCACCTGCGTTGCGCCCGTCGTACCGTAGGTGAGATGACCCCTCTCTACTCCCGCCCCCCAAAGTATGAGTAGGGAGGGGACCCCTTCTACTTCAGAGGTGAATCCCATGCTCCAGTTTAACGTAGACGACGCTATTCGCGATTCGTGTCAGGTCTGCTGCTGTGAGCAGGTTGCTCTGAGGCCAGGAACAACCTCACGGCTTACGATCAATTATGCCCCATGGGCAGTTCCTATCGGTCGGCTACATTGCGAGCCTCAATTTTCTCTGGAACAGATGGCCGCGTGCGGTATTATTTCCGGCGCGCCTGTAAAGGTTGACGGAGCCAATGTGGCGTTCGATGTTCCATCGCCGCCACTGAATGAAGATTTCAATACCAAGATTGTGGATCCAGACGGAGGTACGTTGACTTTTAAGTCCGTCCCGTTCTATGGACCAAAACATGGTGTCGTTTCTATCAATACGGATGGAACGTTCACCTACACTCCCCAAGGTGGATACAACGGTCCAGATCGTTTCTATATCACAGCTACTGACGAGACCAACAAAACTTCAACTTTCGAAGTTCTGATCGGTGTCGGAAGTTACGATTCTGAGGATATGGTAGAAACACCACATGTCAGCGTCGAGAGCTGGACTGTTAACTACCAACATTATTTTGTTAACGTCGCAATCAAGGTTGCGCCGAACGCCGATCAATGCGAAGTGTGGCGTCTTACTTCGAAGATGAACGCGATCGATTGTGACTGTGTCTGCTATGACAAGATCGATTGCTTCGATATTCGAATGAGTAAGTGCTGATGTTGAGTAGTTCCGCCTATACTCTTACCCCAACTCCCGATCGTATTGATCCTATCAGAGAGGGTGAGGAGACTGGCGTCGATTGGGATCAGTATCTGAGTATGGATATTATTCGTCAGCATACCAAGACAGATGATGTCCCAGGTGTGACTGATGAACAACTACGTCTTTATCGCAGGGCGGCTGTTGAGGCTGCAGAATTCTATACTGGTCTTACTCTTAACAAACAGAAGATACTCAGTGAGATTATTCCTATGCCGAAGCGTCGGCCTGGGCATGAATATCATATCGTTAAACTCAAGTATGCGTCGAGTGATGGAATAGTCTACGTCTATGGAGATAATCGTAATCCCGAGACTATTCACATTACTCCGAATACTCGTAAAGTGAGGATGCAATCACGTTTCTTCTACAACCCAGATATGAGCAATTGCTGCGACCCGTGTGCGGTGGCGACAAATGGACTCCGAATCATGTACCGAGCTGGATTCTCCTGTGCCGCCCAGGTTCCTGCTGGAGTTCTACTTGGTATTCTTCAGTTCATTGCCTGGGTTGTTGAGCATCCTGGTGATGAAGTTCTTAGC